ACACTTTTCTCTGACGGATTCTCGGGCTCGTCGTTTTGAGCAAGAACGCCTTGACAGCCATGAAGCGCATCGCCGACGAGACCATCGCCCAGCTGCGCGAGCGTGGCGAGGTCACGCCAGACCTCGAGCGCGCCGCCATCCGCTACGCACGCGCCGCCGGCATGGCTGAGCGCGCTTGGGCCGAGGTCCCCAAGGACACGCTGCTCACCACTGGCTCGACCGGCCAGCTGGTCCCACACCCCGCCATCGCCATCGCCCAGGCTGCAGACCGCGAGGCCGCCAAGTACGCGAAGGAGCTCGGCATCGAGGGCGCGACCAAGCGCGGCCCCGGCCGACCCGTGGGTGCGGTCTCCGCGCCCGACCGCGCCGCCGCGCCGCCCAAGCTGAGGATGCTGCGTGACGCTGGCTGAGTACGCAGTCGCCACCCAGGGCGAGCACTTCGCTTGGTGGGCTGAAAACTACTGCGAGCAGTCGGTCGACGTCTTCGCCGGCAAGCCGCTCGCGCTCGAGCAGTGGCAGCGCGACTTCCTCGACGAGGCGCTGGCCGTTGATGAGGACGGCGCGCCGGCGTGGAGCTCGGTGTGTCTGGTGGTGCCCCGCAAGCAGGGCAAGACCACGCTGCTCGCCGCCTACGCGCTGTGGCACCTGCTCGAGCACGACGGCGCGCCCGAGATCCTGCTCGCCGCCTCATCCGACAAGCAGGCCGGCCGCCTGTTCGACGCCGTCGCTCAGTTCGCCCGCCGCTCGGACTTCCTGCGCGAGCAGGTTCACGTGCGCGACTACGCCGGCGAGATCGCCCGCGTGGACGGCAACGGCAAGATCATCCGCCTCTCATCCGACCCCGAGAGGCTGCACGGCTACAACCCGAGCCTGGTGATCGTCGACGAGCTGCACGCCTGGCAGGCCCCGCGCCTCAGGCGCGCCTGGGCGGCGCTGACGACCGCCGGCGGCGCGCGCAAGAGCGCCCAGGTGTTCACAATCACCACGGCCGGCGAGAGCCACACCCGCGACACGGGCATCTTGGGCCGCTTGATCGACGGCAACGAGCGCCAGGGCGACGTCGAGAAGACTGGCGCGCTGACGGTCTCGCGCAACTTCGCCGGCCGCACGCTCGTGTGGAAGTACGAGGCCAAGACCACCGACCCGTTCGACACCGCCGCGGTCAAGGCCGCGAACCCCGCGAGCTGGATCACCGAGGACTACCTCGCCAAGCAGGCGGCCAACCCCGAGCTCTCGCCGGATGAGTTCCTGCAGCTGCACGCCTGCGTGTGGAGCTCGGGCAGCCGGCGCGCATGGATTCCGCGCGGCCAGTGGCAGCAGCTCGAGGTGCCCGACCTCACCATCCCCGACGACGCTGAGCTGTTCATCGGGATCGACGCGGCGCTCAATGACGACTGCCTCGCCGTTGCTTTCTCTTGGCGTATCCCGGACTCCGAGCGCATCGGCGTCAAGTGCCACGTCATCGGTGCCAAGCGCGGCGTGCCCTGCCACGAGCTGGTGGCCGAGCGCAGCATGGACCCGCGCATCGCCATCGAGGTGGTGCAGGACCTCGCCAAGCGCCACAAGATCCGCGAGGTCGCCTACGACCCCAACCGCTTCGAGCTCGCCGCGCGCATCCTCGACGAGGAGGGATTCACCGTCGTCGACGCCTGGGGCAAGCGCGCCAACCAGACCCGCGCATGGGCTGCTTGGTACGACGGCGTCACCACCCAGCGGATCGCCCACGACGGTGACCTTGTGCTGGCCGAGCACGTGACCCACGCCGAGGCCGAGCACACCGAGAACGGCTGGAAAGTCCGCAAGATCCGCGGACAGGGCCGGGTCAAGATCGACGCCCTGGTCGCCGCTGCGATGGCCTCGTGGCGCTGCCAAGTCGAGGGAGAGTCCGCCGACTACGTGCTTTCCTGGGATGACGTCGAGGTGCCGGCATGACCGCGCTCGTCGTCGGCATCGGCCGCATGGGCTCCCGCCACCTTCGCGTCCTCAGCGAGTTGGGCCTTGCCGCTGTCACCGTGGACCCCGTCGCTGAGGGCGCGACGTACGCCACGCTCGAGGAAGTGTTCGAGCCGATCGACATCGCCTGCGTGGCGGTGCCGATCCCGCAGCTCGCGGAAGTGGCCATCCAGGTGATCGAGACCATCGCGCCCCGCGTGCTGCTGATCGAGAAGCCCGGCGCGCCGAGCTCGGCCGAGCTGGCCCGCGTGAGCGACGCTGCGGCCACCCGCGGCGTGCGCGTGATCGTGGGCTACACCGAGCGGTACAACCCCGTGATCCGCACGCTCGGAAAGCTGAGGCGCGACAACCACGTGCAGCCGATCGAGCACGTCGTGGCAACGCGCTTCTCCCCCGACGCCGCGCTCTCGCCGCTCATCCCCCACGAGCTCGACCTTGCCGTGCACGACCTTGACATCGCCTGGCGTTACGCACACAACGCGACCGTGTCGTGGTTCGGCGGACACGCCCCGGTGCGCTCGCGCGTGTTCACGTGCGTGCACGCCGACGGCAACGCCACCGTGCTCGACCTGGACAACCGCCTCATCAACGGCGTGCAGGTGACCGGCGAGGAGCCGCTCAAGCGCGAGTGGCGCTACGCGCTCAACGTGCAGCAGACCCCCGTGCCGCTGTGGCCGGAGGTCGAGGTGCTCGAGGCCGCCGAGAAGCTGTGCGCCCGTGAGCTGGTGGCCGCATGAAGGTCGTCGCGCTCATCAGCTGGTGGGAGGAGGACCCGTCGTGGCTTGCCGCGACCGTGAGCTCCGCCGCCAAGCTGTGCGACCACGTCGTGGCCGTTGACGGTGCCTACGCGCTCATGCCCGGCGGCACGGCGCGCTCTGAGCCCACGCAGGCCGAGGTCGTGCTTCGCACATGCGACGCGCTCGGCATGGGCTGCACGATCGTGCGTCCGAAGGACGTGTGGCACGGCAACGAGGTCGAGAAGCGCACCTTCTGCTTCGCCGAGTGCCGCAACGTGGTGACGCCTGGCGAGGACTGGATCATCGTGCTCGACGGCGACGACGTTCTGACCGACGTGCCCGATGACACCCGGATGCGCCTTGAGCTCACCGACATGGACGTGGCTGAGGTGCTGCTCTGGGACCGCGAGACGTGGACCAAGGACGAGACCGCAGCAGCTGCGCGTGAGATGGAGCTGCCGCCGCACTCGATTCAGAAGCAGCGGCGCATCTTCCGCGCGGCGGATGAGATCGTCGTCGCCGGCGCACACTTCTGCTACCAGGCGCGACACGGCGACAAGACCTCCTGGTACTGGGGAACGCACAGCCATGGGCTCACGCCGAGCCTGACCCTGCACGAGGTCCGCATCGAGCACCGCACCAAGCACCGGGACAAGTGGCGCAAGCGCCAGGCCCAGGACTACTACGAGCGCCGCAACGCGCTCCGGGCCGAGACGACTGCCGTGAGGGTCATGGAGACCGCAAGCGGCGAGGTGGTGAGAGTTGCCTAGCTGGCGTGACTTCTTCCGTTCCCAGCCGGTCTCGCCGGCCGAGGAGCGCGCGATGGACTTCGGCCGCGAGGATCTCATCCCGCTGCCCGGGGCCAACTACGCGACGTGGACCGGGATCTACCTGCAGGACGACCAGGCTGCCGGCCTTCCCGCCGTCGGCGCTGCCGTGCGGCTGATCTCCGAGACCATCGGATCGCTGCCGTGCATCGTCTACTCCGGCGAGGGACCGGACCGCGAGAAGGCCCCCGGAACGCTGCAGTGGGACCTCCTTCATGAGCGGCCGGCGATGGACTCGACCCCGTTCGACCTGTTCCAGGACATCGCCGCCTGCATCGAGACGCGCGGCAACGCCTTCGTGCAGAAGATCCGCGACGCCCGCGGGCAGGTGACCGAGCTGATCGTGATCGACCCGGACGCGGTGCGCGTCTACCGCGACTCGAACACCCGCGAGAAGAAGTTCGACATCCAGGCCGGCGGCGACCGCTATGTCGGGCTCACCGCGACCGACATCCTGCACGTGCGCGGCATGACGCTGCGCGGCGGCATCCGGGGCATCTCCCCCATCGAGCTGCACCGCAACAGCATCGCTATGAGCTACGCGGTGCAGGAGTACGTGGGGCGCTACTTCCAGAACGACGCGGCACCGGGAATGGTCATCAAGGTCCCCGGGAGCCTCAGCAACCAGCAGGCGCGCAACATCCTCGAGGTGTGGAGCCAGAACCACGCGGGACTGAGGAATGCTCACCGCCCGAGCGTGCTTGCCGGCGGCGCGGACCTCGAGCAGGTGCGCGTCAACCTCGCCGACACCACCGCGGTCGACGCACAGAAGTTCGCGGTGCGCGAGGTTGCACGCATGTTCAACATCCCGGCATCGCTGCTCGGTGCCGACGAGGGGACATCCCGCGCGCCGGAGGACGAGGCTGCGGCCTTCCTGAAGTTCTGCCTGGGCCCGCGCCTGCGGCGCATCGAGAGCGCACTGCGCGCAGACCAGGACCTGTTCGGCGGCACCGAGCTGTACCCGGAGTTCAAGGTCGACTCGCTGCTTCGCGCCGACACCGCTGAGCGGTACACCGCCTACGTGGCCGCCCGCCAGGCCGGCTGGCTCAGCGCCAACGAGATCCGGCAGCTCGAAAACTACCCCGCGGTCGATGGCGGCGACAACGTGCAGCAGACGCCTGTGGGCGGGGCACCCAACCCAACCCCAGAGACCTAATGCCCTGGCACATCGAGACAGACAACCCGGACTGCGCGGGAGGCTTCGCCGTGGTCAAGGACGAGGACGGCGAGGTCGTGGGCTGCCACGAGACCGAGGCGTCGGCGCAGGATCAGATCACGGCGCTGAACATCGCCGAGGCCGAGGACCGCGGACCCTACGGTGTCGACCTCACGGTCAACCGTGAGACCCAGTCGGCAGCTGCGCGCGGCTTGCGCCTGCACGAGGCGGGCAAGAGCGGGGACGGCATCGTGCCCGCGACCATCCGCGACGCGGTGCGCATGGCCCGCCGCGAGGAGCTCTCCGAGGCCAAGGTGCGCCGGATGCCCGCATGGTTTTCACGGCACGAGGGCGACTGGACGCCCGGCACCGATGACCAGCCCGGCGAGGAGACCCCTGGCTACGTGGCGTGGCTTCTGTGGGGCGGAGATCCCGGGCGCGCCTGGGCAGAGCGAAAGGTGCGCGAGCTCGACCGGGCCGCGGCCGAGGAGGACCGCAGCATGATCGTCGACCGCGACGGTGACGAGTACGTGAACCTCACGGCCCGCCAGAAGATGCTGGCCGAGAAGATCGAGAAGGTGGCCGACACCTTCGGCCGGTTCGACCAGTCGATCGGGCCCGACGGCGCGCACTACATCCCGGCCAGCGAGAACCCGTGGGTCGAGGAGGGCATGGCGTGCAGCAACTGCGTCGCCTTCCGCGGCGGTGGCGCGTGCGAGTGGGTGCGCGGCGAGATCGAGCCCGAGGCCCTGTGCAAGCTGTGGGTGATCTCCGCCGACAAGCTCGCCGGCGTCGAGCCGCAGCCTCTCCCGGACTACCCGGGAGAGAACGAGATGGAGGACGAGCTGCAGCTGATCGGCGCGTCCGACACGACTGAGGAGGTCGCATCAGTGCCCGAGATGAGGGTGGAGCGGGGTGCTCCGCTCGCCCGCGTCGAGTGGCGCGAGAGCGGTGCCGGCCCCGACATGAAGACGATCCGCGGATACGCCGCGGTGTTCAACAGCATGAGCCACGACTTGGGCGGGTTCCGCGAGGTGATCGCGCCTGGCGCGTTCGCCGACGTGCTCGCCCGGGGCGCGGATGTGCGGCTGCTCTACAACCACGACGACGGTGCGGTCATGGCCCGCACCAAGAGCGGCACGCTCGAGCTCGCCGAGGATGAGCTGGGGCTGCGCATCTGGGCCCGCGTCGACATGGCCGATCCCGACGTGCAGCGCGTCATACCCAAGATGATGCGCGCCGACGTGGATCAGATGAGTTTCGCGTTCACCGTCGAGGAGGACGAGTGGGACGAGAGCGGCGGATACCCGCTGCGCACGATCCGCTCGGTCGGTGAGCTGTTCGAGGTTTCGATCGTGCCCTTCCCCGCATACGAGGCCACCAAGGCCGGCGTGTACGAGAGGGCCCGTTCGGATGGTCGCGTGCTTGTGGCACGGGCCACGCCCACCGTCGCGGAGCCTTCTCCGGGCGGCAGCGAGTCGCAGGTCGATGACCTGGGCATGGGCCGATCGCGT